TAATAGTGAGGATATTAATTTTTAATCGAAAAAATACCTATGGCATATAAAAATAAAAATCTAGTCAATGAAGACGGAACACCAAAGAGAAGCCCCGGAAGACCTAAGGGAGCCGGTAATAAGGTAGCTACTACTGTAAAAGAAGCTCTAGCTATGTCTTTTAACAACATTGGTGGTGTCAAATGGATGGAAAAATTAGCTGAAAAGGAACCCCGCGCCTATGCACAGCTTCTAGCCAAGCTGATTCCTACTGGTGTTCAAGCCGTAGGAACAGATGGTGAGTCTGCTCCATTGCAAATCAAAATCGTATTAGAAAAGCCAAATAGCAATAAAGACGAAGAATAATGGCAGAGATTAACGTATCAATACCAGAAAAATTAGCGTTTCTATTTGAGCCATACCGTTACAAGATCGCATATGGTGGTCGTGGATCAGCTAAGTCATGGTCATTCACAAGAGCCTTAATTATCAAGGCTTTAGAATCAAAACATAGAATCCTCTGTTGTCGTGAGGTCCAGAAATCTATTAAGGATTCCGTGCATAGGCTCATCTCTGACCAAATCCAGATGATGGGACTAGGAGCCTACTTTGAAATCACGGAAAGAGAGATCAGATGCCCTATCACAGGAAGTCAATTCCTCTTTGCAGGACTGGCCTCAAACACCGTGGAGAGCATCAAGAGCTTTGAGGGAGTGTCCATCGCATGGGTAGAGGAAGCTCAGGTGGTATCAGAGCGATCCTGGGAAATTTTAATCCCTACTATACGTGCTGATGACTCTGAAATCTGGATATCTCTTAACCCTGAATTAGAGACTGATCCTACCTATAAGAGATTTGTAAAGAATGCTCATCTTCTAGCAGACGCTAAATGTGTAAAGATCAATTATGATGATAATCCCCATTTCCCTGATGTATTAAAAGAGGAGATGGAAACGCTTAGAAAAGCAGATATTGAAGCCTATCTACACATTTGGGAAGGTCAATGTAAGAGACACGGCAATGCAATCGTGTTCAAAGATAAATATACCTCCTATGACTTCACTCCTCAGAAGGAATGGAATGGTCCTTATTTTGGTTCTGACTTTGGTTTTGCCAATGACCCTACTACCCTGATCAAGTCATGGGTGTATGAGAGAAAGCTTTACATAGAGTATGAAGTCTTTGCCTCTCAGCTTGAAATTGATATGACTCCTGCTGCTTTTGATGAAATCACCAATAGCAGAAGCTACATCATACGTGCTGACTGTGCTAGACCAGAAACCATCTCTTATATGAAGCGTAATGGCTTTAAAAAGATGATTGCATGTAAGAAATGGAAAGGATCAGTAGAGGATGGTGTAGATTTCCTCAGATCTTTTGATGAAATTGTTATTCACCCTAGATGTAAGCATATCTTAGACGAATTTAGCCTCTATTCTTACAAAGTAGATAGCCTAACCAAAGAAGTCTTACCTGAGATTGTAGATAAGCATAATCACGGTATTGACGCTGTAAGATACTCATTAGAGCCTTTAATTCTTGGTTATAAACAACCTATACCAGAAAGACCTGATTCTCCCATTAAGGACAATTACGGTAATCCAATAACCATTCATAAGATATTCAATCCTAACGCATGGATTAGCTAAGTAAATTCTATAATATAATGTAGAGGAAGTATAATGGAAAATGAGTCTGTAAAAATTGAGCTAATAGAAAAGGCTAAGAGATATTTTAAAGCTGCATCTGAAGCATGGAATGACCAGTATGAGAAATCACAGTCTGATCTACGTTTCTGCTCTCCTGACTGTCAATGGCCTGATGACGTAAAAGCATCACGTATTGGCCGTCCTACGTATGCCTCTGACCGTATCAATGCTCAGGTAAAGGCCATCGTCAATGCTCAGAGAGAGAACAGACCAGCCGTAACCGTCCATGTATCCAACGATGGAGCAGACCAAGACACAGCAGAAGTCTTACAGGGAATGATCAGACACATTGAAAATGAGTCAGATGCAGACCTCGCATATGATCAGGCTTTTGAAGATGCTGTGAGATGTGGTATTGGCTTCTGGAGAATTTTAACCAAATATGCTCCTAATAGCTTTGATCAAGAGATATCAGTAGAAGCTATTCCCAATCCTTTCTCTGTCTATATTGATCCTTCATATAAGCGTATTGATGGCTCTGATATTGGTTGGGCTTTTATTACTTCTACTCTTACAGAAGATGAATTTAAGCTTACCTATCCAGATGCAGAAGCTTCAGGCTATTCAGGCTTTGAATGGGTAGGATTACAGAATAAGGCTCCAGGTTGGTTCTCTAATGATGGGAAGACCTGTGTAATAGCAGAATTCTTCATAAAGGAAGAGAATGAGAAGACACTTGTTAAGCTATCAGATGGTCGTGTCTTGGCAAAAGAAGATCTATCACCTGAAGAGAAAGACCTTATTCAATTTGAGCGTTCTATTAAAGAACCTGTAATTAAATGGTATAAAATCAATGGTTTAGAGATTCTTGAAGAGACTGTATGGCCCGGTAATAGAATTCCAGTTATTCCTGTCTTTGGTGACGCTCTCTTAGTAGATGGGAAAAGAGTCTATACAGGTCTAGTAGGCAACATCAAAGAAGAGCAGATGATGTTGAACGTAGCCAAGACTACAGCTATTGAGATGATTGCTCAGGCTCCTAAAACACCTTGGGTAGGTCCAAAGGGCTTCGTAGGAGACAGAAAAGAAGAATGGGCTAATGCTAATGTAAGCAATAAAGCTTATTTGGAATATGACAATACTGATGACTCTGGTAATCCTATTGATAAACCAGAGAGAAACGTAGCTGAACCTCCAATTCAGGGTATTCTCACCTTAGTAGGAACAATTGAGAACGATATTAAGGCTACAAACAATCTATATGATCCTTCAATGGGTCAGAAGATCAGTAATCAGTCTGGTGTAGCTGTTAAGGCTCTACAAAATGCTGGTTCTGTTACCAATTATCATTTCTCAGATAACCTTTCAAGAGCTATTAGACTTGAAGGTAGAATGTTCTTAGAGCTTATTCCTAAGGTCTATTCAGAGAAGCGTGTTATTCGTATTATTGGATTAGATGACAAACATAAGCTCGTAACAATTAATGGCGAAGGCTCTCCTGATGAAACCGGAGTAGAAAGCACAGACGGAACAGCCAAGATCTATGACGTTACCAAGGGTGGTTATGACGTAGTGGTAACGGCTGGACCAAGCTACCAGACGAAGAGACAAGAGAATCTAGCCATGCTCCTAGACTTGGCCGGTAAAGACCCTCTCCTAATGCAGGTAGCTCCTGACCTCATCGTGTCTCAATTTGATTCTCCCGTAGCCATCCAGCTAACCAAGAGACTTGAGAAGACCCTTGCTCCCGGTCTGTTAGATGACTCCATGAAGGATCTACCACCTGATGTAGTGAAGCGTCTACAGCAGGATCAGATGATGATCCAGCAGCTAACGGAAGCCCTGAAGAAGGAAACCGAGCTAGCCAACCATGAACAGGCTCTAGTCACAGCCAAGATTCATGCTGCTCAGATCCAGCAAGAGACAGAATTGCTCAAGCTAAAGGCTCAGATGATCCATGAAACCAATACGACAGCCTTTAAAGAAGAGCTAAAGGATATGCAGATGAAGAATCAGGCTATCCATGACATGCTTATCAATAACCAGAAGCATCAATTGGATATGGAAAAGATAATTGCTAAGGCTCACGCTGATATGGCTCATACAGTAGTAGATAAGTCTTACAAATCAGAGCCTAATCTTCCACAAATGCATGAATAATTAAAATTTAATGCCCTTATTGATAAATCATTAATAAATTTGACTATAATATATAGTGAAGAGTACAAGAAGCTCTATAAAAATCTTGTTTAACCTTGGGGAAACCATGAGTGGTGAAATCTTTGATCTTAATGATCAAACAAAAGAACAAACATCTAATGACGAATCTGTGGCCTTAGAAGTCCAAAACGAAGTAGAGTCAGATCCTACTAAACCAGTAACAAATGAAGTATCTGAATCTGAGCCCGATGAAGACGCTATTTTAGCTAATCAAGAGGAATCAGAAGAAGCAGACAAGGACGATGAAACCAAGTCTGAAGCAGAGTCAGATTCCGCTAAACATCGTAGTAGAGCCGCTGAGAAGCGTATTGCTAAGCTCGTTAAAGAGCGTGAAGCCCTTAGAGGTCAATTAGCATTATTCCAACAGCAAATGACTCAAGGCTACAGTCAGCAAGAGGCATATCTTCCACCTGCTGCTCTTGATCCAAGCTTTCCTGATCCAAACAAGTATCCAGAAGGTGAAAACGATCTGGATTACAAGCTAGACGTAAGGGAATATCAGAGAGAACAGGCCAAGAAGGATGCTGAATGGAAGGGTAAAGTCAAGGAAGCTATTACTAAGTATCCTGACCTTCCTGAATTAATCGAAGCTGACGAAGCTAAATCTAATCCTACGATGGTTCAATTAATAAAAGATTCTCCAGTATCAGTAGAATTGTTTTATCACCTTATGGCTCATCCAGAAGTGTCTAACAAGATTGCTGATATGTCTCCTGCTCAATCAGCAAGAGAAATTGGAAAGATTGAAGCAAGACTAGAAGCAGAAAAAGAAAGTAAGGCTAAAACCACTACTACTGCTCCTGTCAAAAAGGCTCTTCCATCTCCTCTATCTCCTGTAAAACCAACAAAGACTGCTGCAATCGCTAAACAGGCAGATTTCTCAGTCTACTAAAACGCCAAACACTTCTATAAAGGACTTCTAAAATGGCTAATGTATTTAACAACAGAGTAGAAATCACTAAATCTGCTCTTAAAACACTTAAAAATAACACTGAAATGGCTTCCCGTGTCGCAAGACGTTGGGATGGTGACTTCACTGGCTCTGTAAAGATCGGTGACACTCTCAAAATCCGTAAGCCCGGTTACATGGAATACCGTACTGGAGCTACTGCCTCTCCTTCTAGCTTCAATGACACCTATGCATCCATCACCATTGCTCAGGGTGGTGCTGATATGCAGCTAACCACAAAGGAATTAACCTTAAGTGTCAATGAATTTAACAAGCAGGTAACAGAGCCTCTAATTGCTACAGTAATTCAGCAAATTGACAAGTCTCTTGCTGATCAGGCTATGAAATTCCACCAGTTCTCAGGAAAGATTGGAACCGCTGTTAATGGCCTCGTTCCCTTCTTAAATGCTAAGGCTGTCATGGAATCTCAGGCTGCTGTTCGTGATGACGGTAAGCTCTCTGCTCTCTTAAATCCTTACACTCAGGCTAATATGATTGGTGGAATGTCTACTCTCCTCAATCCTTCTAAGGAAATCAGTGATCAGTATCGTAACGGTTCTCTTGGTTACGCTGGTGGTTTAGACTTCTATAGCTCTGCTAATGCTCCTACTCAGATCCTCGGAACTTGGTCAGGAACCTTAGTCGTAGGTGGGACTCTTCCTGCTGACGGTGCTACTGCCTTTACTATCGGTGGAATGACTGGAACCTTTGCAGTAGGTGAGAATTTCACCATTGCTGGTGTCCATGCTCTCAATCCTCAGGGTAAGGCTGTACAGGGTGAATTGAAGCAGTTTGTTGTAACCTCTCAGGTTGGAACCACTGTCAATTTCAGCCCCGCAATGATCCTCACTGGACCACAGCGCAACATTGACGCATTACCTATTGCTGGTGCTGCTGTCTATCCTTGGGGAACAGATGCCGCTTCTGCTTTAGCTGCTGGTACTGGTCAGATCGTAAAGGTTTCTCCTGTATTCCATGAAGAAGCTATTGCCTTTGCAATGGCAGACCTCGTAGACACCACTGGTTTCGGTGGAGCTACTTGCACTCGTGTTAAGGATGACCTCACTGGTCTTCGTCTTCGTTCCAGCTTCTGGTATAACGGTACAGATGACTCTGCTTTATATCGTCTTGACGTTCTATTCGGTTCCGGTCTTCTTCGTGAAGGTCATGGATCTAAGGTAATCGGTTAATTCTGATTAGTAACAATTAATAAGTCTAATCCGTGGTTTCCCCTTAAAAGGAGCCACGGATTACTTTTATAAGCATCAAAAATTCTATAATATAAGAGAGGAATAATTATGTCAGAAACCAAATTTCCCTGTTTTGTTTATCACCCTACTAAACCTGCTTTTATTTGTCCATCACAGGACTTCTTAGATACATTGGTTGACGGTAATGAGTATGAATTTGAGCCCTTTACTGGCCCTAGAAAGCCTGTAAAAGAAGCTAAGAAGTGTGCTACTTGCCTTGATCTTAAGCTTAAGGTCAATGAATATGAGCTACAGAATGAAGAGCTTAAGCTAGAAGTAGATCGTCTACGTGCAGCTTTAAAGATTACTGAAGGCAAAGTAGCAGCACAGGGTATCAAACCAGCATCATTGAAAGCAAATAAGGATAAATAATTATGATACTTACGGCTCAACAGATAATTGACCAAGCTTTAAAGCTAATTGGTGTATTAGGTGTAGGAACGGATATCACAGCACAAGAATACACAGATTCCCTATTAACCTTAAATCTAATGGTTGATAGATGGAATCTTACAGATCTACTTGTGTATTCCACGAATCCTCATGTCTTCCCATTCGTTCCAGGAAAGCAGAAGTACACGCTTGGGACTGGTGGTGATTGGGATATGGAAAGACCATCCAAGATTGACCGTATCTCCATCCAATACAATACGAATACAGGAACACCTGTTGAGATTCCCTTGGATGCTGACTTTGATCTTGAGGGATGGCAGAACATTGTTATTAAGAACATCCCTAGTCTCTTCCCTCAATTTTGCTATAACAATACAGGCTACCCATTCATGGAGCTTAATTTCTGGCCCATTCCTCAGGGACAAGTGAATGTCATCCTGTATACATGGGATCAGATGCCTTTTATTAACGCTTTAGCTGATAATGTTGAGCTTCCCACAGGATATACAGACGCTATTATTTATAATTTAGCTATCAGATTAGCTCAAATGTTTGATCGTGTTCCTTCTCCACAGCTATTAAAGGAAGCAGCAGCAGCTAAATCTGATATTAACGATATCAATAGTGGAAGTCCTACCATCCATGTAGATCCTGCCTTCTGTGGTAGAAGAGGTTCGGGCTCTATTGGAGTAAGAACACAAGGAAGAGTCGTATTCTAATAAGGAGAGTATATATGGC